GAGATACCGAAGCCCAACTATCCCTACGGTTTGTCGATTAGTCTTGAAACCGAATAAACGAAATATAGGAGATCACAGATGACGGAAGTGAGAACAAAAACTCAATTGCTGGCGGACTTCGCCGGAGGGCAAACCCCCACGTTGAAACTCCTCGATCTCATCGAGTCTCTTTTTTCCTACACCGACTCGTTGGAAACGGCGTTGGCCGCGCAGATTGAACTCGCTACTGATGTAAAAATCAGCACACTTGCTGGCATTCCGGTTGACTACACCGACGGCTCACCTCCAGCTACCGGAGAGGGAACGATGGCAAAAGGCTCCCTTGTGATTGATGTTACTAACGGTAAAGTCTACATCAACGGTGGAACAAAAGCCGAGCCGATCTGGAAGCTCGTGACAAGCGCCGAATAATGATCCAGATTGAAGAACTCGCTCAATTCTCCAACGACCCTTTGGGTTTCGTTATCTTTGCGTTCCCTTGGGGCGAGCCCGGCGAACTCGAGGATGCACTCGGCCCCGAACCGTGGCAAGAGCAGGTTCTTTGCGATCTCCGCGACGGGTTGATAACTGTTGCGGAGGCTCTTCGCGTTGCGGTGAAGTCGGGCCACGGTATCGGCAAGTCCGCGTTGGTTTCATGGATCATCCTTTGGGCCATTTCCACAATGTCCGACACAAAGGGCGTTGTGACTGCCAACACCGAAACTCAGCTTAAAACCAAAACCTGGGCCGAACTCGCAAAGTGGCATCGACTTTTCATCGGCAAAGATTATTTTGAACTGAGCGCCACTTCACTGCGAAGCATTGACCCCGCGCACGAAAAGACTTGGCGCATTGACATGGTTCCGTGGAGTGAACGCAATCCGGAAGCCTTCGCTGGTCTGCACAACAAGGGCCGAAGAATTTTGTTGGTTTTTGATGAAGCTTCCGCGATTGCTGATTTGATTTGGGAAACCGCTGAGGGCGCTCTCACCGATAAGGGCACTCAAATCATCTGGACTTGTTTTGGCAACCCCACAAAAAACACAGGCCGCTTCCGCGAATGTTTTAGTGGCGGAAAATTTGCGCAGCGTTGGGTCACTCATACTGTTGACTCTCGCAAAGTCTCTTTCACCGACAAGCGCCAAGTCGAAGAGTGGCGTGTTGACTATGGTGAAGATAGTGACTTTTTCCGTGTTCGTGTTCGTGGGGAGTTTCCTCGTATTGACGCGGAAAGCTTTATTCCACTTGAACTTGCGCGAGAGGCGGCTTTGCGAGAGCCGCCATTGCCGGGAGGTGACCCCCTCGTTCTCGGCTGTGACATTGGACGCTTTGGCGATGATCCCAGTGTCATTTTTCCGCGCAAGGGCCGCGATGCGAAATCCTATGGCGTTGAAGTTCTGTTTGGCTCGGACACCATGCAGACGGCCTCTCGCATTGCGGCCACCTTTCTTCGCCTTCGCGCCAACATGTCCTTTGTTGATGAAGGCGGCGTTGGGGGCGGCGTCGTTGATAGGCTTCGCCAACTTCGCATTCCCGTGATTGGGGTTGATTTCGGTTCCAGTCCTGATCAAGATGATCCCAATGACGGAACCAAGTACGCCAACAAACGGGCTGAAATTTGGGGTCGTCTGCGCAATTGGTTGAAGGGCGGCGCAATTCCTGAGCGGGTCGCTGGAGTCGAAATGACTATGGTGGATGAACTCACCGCCCCCACTTACGGCCTGAACGGCGCAGAAAAAATCCAACTTGAAAGTAAGAAAGAATTGCGCAGGCGACAAATCAAATCTCCCAACCTCGCCGACGCTCTTGCTTGCACCTTTGCTGCCAATCTCTACGTGCCCACAATTTTTGAGGCCGAGATTGCGCAACAAAACTTCACTCCTGATTTCAACCCCTATGAAAAGGTGGCATGATGACCCCGAAAATAAAAAAGCCCGATCCTCCGCCGCACCCCATTAGCCTTGATGATGTGCGCAAATATGATCCTGAGCAGGGTGGTGGGCGCGCCATTTCCTATTCCTCTCTAATCAACACCAGTGCAAAAGGATTGACGGAGTTCGCCAAGACAAAAAAGCGCACCCTTCTAGGAGGTTAATATGCAAATCACCGAAGAGCTTCATGGAAGAATGCTCTCCACGATGGAGACTCTTCGTCGTGACCGTCTCCCTTGGTGGAATATGTGGAGAGAGATTGCAGACTATTATATTCCAAAACGGTATGTATGGCTTCTCTCTCCACAAGAGCGCACCAAGTATCTAACTAAGAATGGAAACATTCTTGATGCTACGGGTACAACGGCAGGACGTGTTCTTGCTGCTGGAATGATGAATGGCATTACCTCTCCTTCGCGCCCGTGGTTCAAACTTCGCATCGCCGGTTTTGGCGATGATATTGATGATGAAGCCCGCATTTGGCTAGATGAATGCGAACGCAGAATGCTGCTGGCTTTCGGCGAAAGTAACTTCTACAACGCCATGGCCATCATGTATCTTGACCTTGTGTTCTTCGGTACTGCAGCTACGTTGATTTATGAAGATGCCGAAAGTGTGTTTCGATGCTACAATAATGCTCTTGGCGAGTATTATCTCGGACAGTCCTCACGTTTGCAGGTAAATTGCTTCGCTCGCGAATTTAACTACAAGGTTCGCCAAGTTGTGGAGCGTTGGGGGATTGAAAATTGTTCCGATCGCGTGAAGGCACTGTGGGAACAAAAGGGCGGTTCTCTTCAGCATGACGTAACCATCATTCACCTCATCGAGCCAAATGACCAAAATGACAAACTAGTTCCCAAAACTTTTCCTTTCCGCGAAGTTTATTGGGAACAGGGTGTCACACAAGGAACTGTGCTTTCCATTCGGGGCTTTCATGAATTGCCGGGAATTTTCCCTCGATGGGAGTTGACGGGCAACGATAGTTATGGCACCTCCCCCGGCATGGACGCCCTTGGCGATGTTATTCAGCTTCAACATGAAACACGCCGCAAAGGTCAGGCCCTTGATTACATGATCCGTCCTCCGATGGTGATGGATATTCAATTGCAGCATCGCCCAACGGCGCTGTTGCCCGGAGGACAGACCTTCGTGGCCGGAACAAATAACGTGGGCGCGAAGCCTGCTTATGAAGTTCGCCCGCCGTTGCAAGAACTGACTTTGGATATTCGTGAAATTCAGGCGCGGATTAGAGAAATCTTCAACAACGATCTTTTCCGCATGATTTCTCAACTTGACACTGTTCGCAGCGCCACCGAAATTGATGCGCGGCGTGAGGAAAAACTCATCCAACTTGGTCCTGTGCTTGAGCGATTTGAGAATGAAGCCCTTGATCCAGCGATCAATCGAGTTTTCAACATCATGCTTCGCGCCGGGCTGTTGCCGCCCGCGCCGCAAACTCTCGCCGACGCGCATATTGAAATTCAGTACGTCTCTATTCTTTCCGCTGCGCAGAGCGCGGTCGGAGTCATTCCAACCGAACGGTTCCTGCAACTTGTCGGCAATCTTACTGCGGTATTCCCGGAGGCCAAGAATATTCCTCAGGTCGAAGAACTCCTCCGCGATTATGCGAGGGATATTGGGGTGAAAGCTCGCGGCGTTCGTTCGCGTGAAGAAGTTCAACAAATGAACGAAGCCGAACAGCAAGCCCTCGCTGCACAAACCGCCACTGAGTCGGCTGTCCCCGCTGCGCAGGCCGCAAAACTTCTCTCCGAAACTGATGTTGGCGGCGGGGCGAATGCACTTCAACAGATTGTTGGAGGTTAATGGTATGGCACTTGCGCCCGATGGTGAATTGATGTATGGTGCCGCTAATGGATGAAGCAGGAGAAAAACGGCGCTTTCGCAAACTGGCTTCCCTTGAACGCCAGCGAAAATTGAGGCTTGATGATTTTGTTCGCGCCTCGATGGGATTGCCGCAGGGCCGCGAGTTTTTCTATTGGCTTCTTGAAATGTGTCAAGTTGGGCGTAACCCCTTCACCGCAAACGCCCTTACAACTTCTTTTCAGTGCGGTGAAATGAACGTGGGCCAGCAAATTCAGGCTCACATAATTGAAGTTGCTCCTGCGGATTTTTTACGGATGCTGCAGGAGAAACAAGAGGAACAAAGTGATGACCGAACAGACTCTGACGACTCCGGCGACTCCCCCTATTGATCCTCCGGCTGACCCGCCGAAAGTTGAGGGAGCGCCGCCTGCGGTCGATCCGCCCAAATCGACGGAGCCCGGAAAGACTGAAGAACCATTCAAGGCCGCCGACATTAAGCTCCCCGAGGGCGCGCAGCTTGATGAAACGACCGCCGGTAAATTTGTAGAACTCGTGAATAAGTTCGGCATTTCGCGTGAAGCGGCTGGCGAACTTGTATCCATGCAGAGCGAGCTTGCGAAAGTTGCTTCGGAAGCGAATAGCAAACTGTGGGCAGACATGCAGGATAAATGGAAGAAGGAAGTCGAAACTGACACTGAGATCGGGGGCGATAAACTCGCTGGGCATCTAACTTCCATTTCTAAGGTCTTGGACAAATACGGTTCGCCTGAATTACGCGCCGCGTTTGACTTGACTGGAGCCGGAAACCATCCTGCTGTGATCCGGTTCATGTCGAAAATTGCAGCGGTCCTTACCGAGCCGAGTTTTATTCAGGGTACTCCTGCGGCTGGCGCTAAAGACCTCGCTTCCATCCTCTATCCAACTCAAGGAGCTAACTAATCATGGCTACGCTTTCCACCGTCAATCCCACACTGTTGGATTTGGCGAAGATGTCCGACCCTGACGGCAAAATTGCCGCCATCGTTGAGATTCTGAACCAGACCAACGAAATCCTCGATGATATGTCTTGGATGGAGGGAAACCTCCCCACAGGTCATCGTTCCACCATCCGTACCGGACTGCCCGCTCCCACGTGGCGCAAGCTGTATGGTGGCGTGCAGCCCAACAAAGGCACCACGGCGCAGGTTACGGATACCTGCGGTATGTTGGAGGCTTATGCGGAAGTCGATAAGGCTCTTGCAGACCTTAACGGCAACACTTCGCAGTTCCGCCTGACTGAGGATCGTGCTCACATTGAGGGCATGAACCAAGAAGTTGCTCTCACGCTGTTCACCGGAAACGAAGCGACGACGCCGGAAAAATTCACCGGCTTTAACGCCCGTTACAATTCTCTCAGTGCGGCGAATGCGGAGAACATCATCGACGCAGGTGGAACCGGAACTGACAACTCCAGCCTTTGGTTGGTTGTTTGGGGACCGAACACTGTTCACGGCATTATCCCGAAGGGATCGAAGGCCGGACTGCAGATGACCGACAAGGGCCAAGTCACCATCGAAAACGCAGATGGCTCTGGCGGTCGCATGGAAGCCTATCGCACTCATTATCGCTGGGACGTGGGCCTCACCCTGCGTGACTGGCGTTATGTAGTGCGTGTGTGCAACATTGACAAGTCCCTTCTCACAAAGGACGCTTCCGCTGGCGCAGACATTATTGATTTGATGACTCGCGCCATCGAACTTCTTCCCAACACCACGATGGGAAGGCCGGTGTTCTATGTGAGTCGCAACATTCGTTCTTTCCTTCGTCGGCAGATTGTGTCGAAGGTTGGTGCGAGCAGCCTGACAATGGAGCAAGTCGCTGGCCGGAAGGTCGTTGCGTTTGACGGTATCCCCGTTAGGCGCGTCGATGTGCTTGCCGCTGACGAAGCTCGTGTGGTCTAATAGGAAAGGAACCTCAAATGATTATGGATGAACGACTGGAGTTCTGCGATGCGCAGGCTCTCAACACTGGCGCCGCCGGTACATATCTGATTGGCGACGTTATCGACCTCGGCTCGATTGCACGAGACATTGGTGAAGGTGATAACCTTGAACTTTTCATCAATGTTTCCACCGCTGTCACCTCAGCAGGCTCAGCTACAGTGCAATTCACGCTTGCTTCGGATGCACAAGCCTCCATTGCTACTGATGGTACGGCCACCGTGCATTGGCAGTCCGCTGCTATTCCAAAAGCCACTCTTGTTGCTGGGTACAATGTGGTGAGGATTGTTGTTCCCATGAACAATCCGGCCTACGAGAGGTATCTTGGCATTCTGCAGACCACGGGCACGGCGGCACTAACCGCCGGAGCAGTGGACGCAGGACTGGTCAAGAACTCCTCGAAGGTCACTCACTACGCTGACGCGAGTAACTAATCATGAAAGTGTTGCTCAGACGGGACCTCTTTTTAGAAGCACACCTGTACCGAGCATCACCTCGTGGCACCGAAATCCCCGACACACTGAATGGAAAGAAGATTATCCTCCATTCAGTGTGGAAGGGGATGGCGGAAAAGGAGCGAGTGAATGTTATTCCGCTTCCGCGTGATGCACAATTGATGACTGTGGAAGTTCCTCTCGAACCTCCACAGGCGCCGTTGGCGTTGAGCCAAGTAAAACTTCCTGTTGATCCCGCCCAGGCTTTGATGGACAAGGCCAAGAAATAAGGAGTAGCCGATGGCAAACGCACTCGTCAGTATTTATAATCTGGCGTTGAGTTCCATCGGCACTCGCGGGATGCTTTCTCTCCCAACTGACGCACGACGCGAAGCAGAAATTTGCAATCTTTGGTATGAACCAGTACGAGATCAGGTTTTACGCGCCGCGCCTTGGTCTAGTTGTCGTAAAACTGCCGCACTTGCACTTTACGCTGAGAGGGATTTTGCCGTTGATTGGACTTCCGGCGATCCTGAACCGCCGTGGCAATATACCTACACGCTTCCCACGGATTTCCTTTATCCAAGGCATCTCGATGATTTTGGCGCCTTTATAATGGGGGTAGAGGAAGAAACTCGTGTCATCTATACAAATGCGGAAGAGCCTATTCTAACGTACACCTTTCGCCAAACAGTTCCTCCTGCCTGGGATCAAGACCTTTATATGGCAATTGTGCAAGGACTTGCTGCGCATATTGCAATGCCCTTGATGGCGAAGGCGGGACGCGAGGTAAACGCGCTGGAAAAAGCCAACATGGCGATCCTTCGCGCACAAGTAAAGGCGGCGAATGAGAATAATGTAGAGTATGAAAGCGTACCTGATTGGTTAACTGCTAGGGGTGTTGTTGTTGGAACGCAGCCTTCTCGGTTTATTTACCAGAATGGCCCGCTGTTGCAACTCAACAATGCATTCTAATGACACTCGATCTAATTAAATACGCCTTCGTTGGTGGTGAGATTGCAGACAGTTACTATGGTCGAGCGGACCTTGAAAAATTCGATCTCGCACTTGCAGTTGCAGAAAATTGGTACGTTGATTATAGTGGGGGAATTTCTACTTCTCCCGGCCTTGAAGTTGGTGACTATATAAAAGACCCAGATTATCCCACTAAATTTGTGCCATTCAAGTTTTCTAACAGTCCAACAAACACTTATATAATTTTGTTTGGTAAGGACTATATCCGTTTTATTCAAAACAATGCTTATATTTTAGAGGATGGATTTAGTATCGTATCTATCACTGAAGCTTCTCCAGCAGTTGTTACCACCACTCTCCCACACCATTTCTCTGAAGGGGATTGGATTAAATTCCCTTCCACCGGGGAAATGACGCAACTTACTGGTCGTACTTTCATTGTAGTCAACGTGACTGAGTTTACTTTTGAACTTCAAGACGTGTTTGGTGAAAATATTGACTCTACTAATTATACAACTTATGTTAGTGGAGGTGAGGTTTCGCGAGTTTACACACTCGCCTCTATTTATGATTATGATGATCTTTCTAGTTTAAAGGCCACACAAGTAAGAGACGTAATAAGGTTGACTCACCCTCAATATCCAGTCTATAATCTTGAAAGATTTAGTTCAAATAATTGGACTATCTCAGAGGAGACGTTAACTCGTCAACTTGAAATTCCATCTAATGTTAATGTGGCAACATTAAATTCTGGCAGCTATAGTGTTGGTTATGTTATAACTCAAATTAACTCGGAGGGAATAGAAAGTCTGCCATCAGATTATGCTTTTAACGCAGATGTTATTGATTTTATGGCTAATGGCAACGGCGGAGCCAAAATTACTTGGACTGCCTGTGCTGGAGCCAAATATTATAAAATATACAGAACTCGCATTGTCCGTGCTGATGCCGGCGTTTCGCGCAGTTTTCAAACTGGACTTATCGGGCAAAGTAAAGGGGCTATTTTTATAGACTCCGGTATCACTCCAGATTTTGCGCAAACTCCGCCGCAGGGGACTAATCCGTTTGCCCCGCGCAGTATAACGAGCATTGATGTTACTTTCGGCGGGCTTGGATATACAGAAAGTTCTAGCATAACTATTACAGATAGTGCCCCGAACGCTGGTGGATTTATAGGCTATCCAATCCTTAATCCTTCAACCGGGGCGATTGTGGGAGTGATGATTCTTGATGGTGGGCACGATTATAGTAATCCGGTAATCACTGTTTCCGGAGGGACTTCCGCCGCATCA